CGACCGCAGCCCGGAATCCCAGGCTGCCCAGCCAAACAGCTTATCGACGTTAGCCGCCGACAAGGTGCCCGACAGGATCATCCAATGGCGGATTCCGCCTTTATGAAACAGCGTCGAGGTCGTGCCGGCGTCGGCTCCGAGACGCGTCCTCGTCGTGGCTGTTGCCAGTGGCGACGAGGCAATGGTGGCGGGCGTCGTGACCGTGCCGTCGATCCAGCCGTAAAGGGTCGTGGAATCGAACCCCGCCAGGATCATATGCGGGCCGGACAGATCCACGCTCGTGTCGTTCAACGGAGTGGCGGTGCCGGTGCTGATCTGGAGCCGATTAACTCCTCCGGTCACTGTGCGGAGCACACTACGCCCGGCGCTGGCGCTGGCCGATCCATAGGAGCCGAAATATCGCTGGCCCGTATCGGCGACGAGCGCTGTCTGATCGGCGACGACGAAAATATAGCCGGTCGCTGAGCCGGTCGGCATCCCTGCAACGCCCGTCGCGGTGCCGAGCACGGTAAGAGCTCCGGCAAACGTCACCCCGGCGTAGGATGAGTTGAACGCCGCCGCTCCCCAGGTCGGCCGCGCCGTCGTGACCGCCGTCTTGTTGATGGCAGTGCTGCGCGCCTTCCATGACGAGATGACGCCGGCACCATCATCCGTCATGTTAGCTGTGCCGTGGTCGTCGGCCGTCCAATGCGAATTGTATTGCGCCCCAAGATCGGCAGGCACCCATGTCCCGTCGACCGGCGCAACAGCACCTGATCGCAACGCTGGGGCATTCATGGCGAACGCCATGCGGGCGCGCATGACGCTCATGCCTTGGGGTTCCACCAGGGAGCAAACTGGAAGCGCTGCCACTCGGGCAGCATGGCAAGGCCCGACCCGTCCACAACACTGCGGTATTCGTAGTGTTGTGTCAGCAGCTCGAAGAGGTGGCCGCGGAGCTCGGCAGGCATGAGCGCCGGATCGGCATAGCCGCTGTCGATCGTCGCGACGATGCCAGATTGCCAGGCGCCAATCAGGCGCCAGCGGATGGCGCCCGACGAATAGTCCGTTGCAAGCACGTAATTGGCCGAGACATCTACCGCGCCCGCTGTCACGGCAATTTCGTTGATTGGCGTGATTGGTATGCGGGCAGACCCGTTGAAATCGAAGTCCGCAGCACCCGGCGACCACGCCCACTGCCCCGGATTGATCTTGACCCCGTCACTCATGGCCTCCCACTCGCCGATCACGCGGGCGAGCAGGTCGGCGATGAACTGATCTTCAAAATTGGCATCGACGCGCAGGTGCGCCTTGGCATCGGCAAGCATGAGCATCGGCAGAGTGTATCTATCGACGAGGATCGGGGAGAGGCTCATATCCCGGCCTCCTCGCGAAACCGGTCAAACAGCGGCAGCAGATTGATACTCGCCCGCCTGCCATCGGCGAGCGTGAGGTTGATTGCCCAATCGTCGAGCTTCGCCTCGGCGATGCCGAGTCCGGGCTCGCCGCGCATCCCGCGCGGGCCGGGAATGCCGGGCTTGCCCGGCCGCGTCAGCATCTGCCAGTCGTCGCCGGGGCACAGCCCCGCGCCGTCAGCGAGCGCCACGAACGATGCCCCGTTCAACGTCACGACATCGAACCTGTCGTAAACGGTGTTTGCGTCGTGGGTTCCGCGGACGTTGAAGTTGCGCCCATCGGCTCCGGGAGGCCCGCTGGCGCCCTCGGGGCCGGGAGGCCCCATCGGTCCGGCCGGACCCGCAATGCCTTCCCCCGGGGCTCCCTGTGGCCCGGCGGGGCCTTCCGGTCCCATTGGTCCGGTCGCTCCGTCCTTGACCAGCGCCATCACATCACGCGCGTCGGCGATCATGGCACGCAGGGCCAGCCGGTCGCAGGCAACCTCGCCGTCTGCTTTGGCGAGCACGGTTGCGAGCTCGGCGCGCACCAGGCGCATCTCGGCTTCGAGCGTCCGCGCTATCGCGCGGGCGATGCCGTCAAGCAGCTCGTCGGAAATCGGCATGCTGCTTGACTCGATTGACGAGCTTGTCTGCAAGATCGATCCCCTTTTCCGGCGGCTCGGTCCCGGGCGCGGTTTGCGCGGGAGCAGCCGCGGGTTCGGGTGCGGGTGGAGCCTCCGGTCTGGGCGTCCTGGGCGGCGGCTTCGACCATGCCGACAATGGTACGACCTGCTGCTGTGTGCGAGGCTCGTCGCCGTCCTTTGCCGCCGGATAGCCTTCGAGCGCGCGCGCCTCGTTGGGCGCCATCACGCCGCCCTGCACCGCTTTCACGAGCCCTTCCATGCGCTCCTGGAAGAGGCTGCGCAGCAATGCACGGGTATCGAATTCCGTATATTCCCGCCAGGCCGTCACCTCGTTCAATCCGACGAAGGCATCGAGCGCGACTTCTATATGATTCAACAGCCAGCCGAGACCGCTTGCCAGCCATTCGGTCATCACCGCCTCGGCCGAGCGCGCCGTGCCTCCTTCAGTAATACCAAGTATAATACCTGGCACCCCAAATACCGCAGCTATCGTCCTGTCGTTTAATTTAAGTTGTTCTACAATCTGCGCGTCTTCATTGCTGACGCTCATGGGCTGAAATTTGACCCCCATGGTCAGCAACGGGACGCCTCCGGCGTTCATGCCGGATGATTGTGCTTTCCACGCCTCGCGCAACTGCCCGACCTGTGCGGCGCTCAGGTTCATATCGGTAGTCAGGATGCCGCTCGGCCTGGACATATTGGCGGCGAAACTGGCGGCACCCTGATTGATGCCGGCACGTGTGCCGAGCTCGTAGGCGAGCGCCGACAGCCAGGTCTCGCCGATCAATGGATGACGCGGCGTGGCCAGCTTTATGTGCAGAACATCCCTCGCCGGGACGACCATGGCCCGCGTGCCGAACACGTTCGGTTCAAGCAGCGGATTAGGGCCGATCTCGTAGAATATCTCGGCGAATGCCTGGCCGCCGATCGGCACCTCGCGCACCCGGCACTGCCGCGGGTCGGTCCAGTGCAGCGCCTCGATCTCGTTGCGGTTATTTCGCTGCGCCAGCCAGTAGGAATTGCCGGAGAGCAGCAGGCTGCGGATCAGGTGGACGAGAAAATCGGAGCTCGTCTCGTATCCGTTCGGGGTCCGCAGCAACCGGCTCAGCGCCGAGGTCGTGACGGTATCCACCCCACCATCATCGCGATCCCGCCGATGATATCCGGGCAGTTGAGCGATCGCGCGGACGTACGCCCAGATACACGCCTCGACGATCGAGCAGGACGGCATGGCCACGGGGTCCATGTCGCTCTGCCAGAAGTTCCACGGTGCGCTGCTATAGGGCAGGAACCCGCCGCTGACGCTATACGGGCCGGAGTGGAAATTACCCTCGCCGGCCGGGTTCGCTTTTGTAAGCGGCTGGACGATGCGCGCGAGCGCGCTGGCAAACCCCATCAGCGTTTGCGGGGCCTGCCCGGCCCCCGCCTGGCCGGATGCATATCGGTGGTCTGGTATTCGTCCGAGGCTTCGTCGCCCTCGTCGTCGTCTTCATCGTCGCGCGTGCCCCCTCGTGCCGCCTCCGCGTCCGCTTCCGGCGGAGGCGGCGGCGGCACGAGTTCCTGCCACTCTCCCCACACGCCGCCGGCATAAGAGCGGATCCAATGGCTGCCGCTCTCACCGGTGCCGAGTTGAAAACTGCCGCCGCGCATTTTGTCGGTCCGGACAACAATCCTTTCGGGCGCATCCGGCCAGGCGTTCTCAGGCTCAAAAATCTCGTGCTCGCTGCCGGTCGGCATGTGCATCGTATTGAGATCGGTTGGCATTCAAGCTCCCTCCGGAAAGCAACAGGCCGGATTTGCCATCCGGCCTGTATATTCAAGCTACCAGGTAACGGCCGCTATAGTCTGGACGAAGCCCGTGCGCCGCATTGCCCACGACACGTAGAGCGTAAGCCGTATGGCAATGCTGTCTGTCTGGAACAGAGACCGGGCCGGAGCAGCGACAGTAGCCGGCGAGCCGGTCGTGCCGATAGCCAGCGGGGTCGTGTCCTCCTCGTGCAGCGTCGCTTCGTTGCTTATTGCGAATCTCGGCGTATCGCCGGTCGCTGTGGCGAGTTCGTTGCAGTCGATGGCAATGACGCGTCCCGCCGCCACTGTTGAACTGGACAGGATCGTGACACCAAATCGCGCGCCGGCTCCGGACGGACCATCAAACAGGAAATCGCCGGTCGTGGTCATGGCAAAGTTCATCGAAATTGCCTGTGCCGGATTGACGAGCACCACGATATTGTCGCCGGTCGAGCCGGCGGCGACGAGCGCCGAAACGAGCGCCTTCAGATCGGCGATCATTTTGTCGGTTGCCGTTGTCAGCACCGAGGCCGTGATCGGTGTCACGCCGTTCAGCAGACCTGCCGGCCTTACACCTGCCGATGCCGCCACGGCATCGATCATGTAGGTATCGAGCGCAACGCCGGTATCGTTGCCCATTGCCTCCCTGATGATGCCCTCGATGGCCGGGGTGCTGTATGCCGCCATCTCCTCGGAGAACGTCGAGATGACCGCCAGCTTGTAGGGGTTGAGCGTAATGCTGGAGAACGACAGCCGCTTGACGGGCTTTGGTGCGGCTTCAGCCACCCAGGCACCGGCCAGTGTCTGCGTCGTTGTCCGCGTCGGGATCTTGATGATGCCGGCGGTGTTGCTGAACGTGTATTTCGAGCCCTTGCCCGACAGGGTCGGATAGATCGAGCTCGGGAGCAGCCGGTCAAGAAAGCCCTGATTGGCTGTCTGCACGAGTTCCTGAGCCCAACCCGCTACGGTCGTCTGTGCTGGATTGACGGCCGCCTTGAGGACCGCGAGGACCTTCTCGTCGTTGCGGTAGCGCTCGCGGAGCACGTTTTCGATCGACTCATGCGAGCCGGTCTGTGTCGCCCAGGCAGCCAGCGCCCGATAGAGATATTCCGGTGCATCCACCTCTTTCGCCCGCGGCAGGGCAAACGGCCGCCGGGTTTCCGGAGCCAGAATCTCGCCGTGCTTCACATCGGCCGCCGGCTTCGCCTCGCCGATGCTTGCTGCAAGGGCTTTCTCCTGCCGCTCCAGCCGGGCAATCTCGGCCTTTGCCGTCTCGATCTCGTCGGGCAGTTCGTCAGCCCGCCTTGCCTCGTCCTCGCCCGGCTCTTCCATGCCGACGAGCTCGCGCAGCCGATCTACCAGGCTGTTGTGTGTGTCATGTGCCGCCTTGATGCGGGCGGATAGCGTCCCGTTCATTGTTGCAATTCCCCGATGGGGTGATGGTCTGGCAGGCTTGCCGTGAACCGCCTGCGGCTCCTCGATGCCTTCGATCGCAGGCTTGCGAAAGACCTCGAGGAGCACGTCGGCGGGATAGCCCCTGGCAACCGCCAGGGCATTGGCGTTGGCCGGAATGGCCACCAGGCTGCATTCGAGCAGCCTCGATTTTGTATAGCGGAACGGCCCGAACAGCTTGTCGGCCCGGTCGTGCAGCGGCTGCTTCTCGCCCGGCTGAAAGCCGACGCTGACAGCCCGCAGAATGCCCTGCGCGACAAGCTTGCGGACGGTATCGACAAGTGCGGACGTTCCTTCCGCAGCAAGCTTCAGCCGCCCGACGAGCCGGCCGCCCTTTACGGCCACATCGGCCCACCGGCCAATAACCTGATTTTTGTCGTGGTTAAATAACGCTATGGGATTGCTGCGGAATTCCTCGATGTCCCAGCCGGCCTGCTCGATCACGTCGCCCGTCCGGTCGACAGTCCCGTCGCTCATGACGAACATGTCCGGCGCGCCGTCCGGCGCCGCCGCCGATCGCTGTGCGTAGTGCATCGATAATTCCTCGGAGAAAAGTGCGGGATCCGTTTCGCCCGCAGGGAGGGGACGTGCTGAAGGAGCCCGCTAGTTACCGTATCGCCATGCAAACCCGCCGGACACGATTGCGCTTACGTCAATCACCGGTTCGCTCGATGCCTTCATGGTGCCGATCGCCATGACCGCCGCCTGCGCCAGGTCTATCCTCCCGAAGGAACGGCTCTTATCCAACTTGCGTGCCCCTGCGGGGTCGCGCGCAATCGTGCAGTTGCTCATGCACCAGCGCAGCACCGGATGCCCGCCGTGCCTTATCCGCCCCTCTGCCGCAAGTGCTTCAAACGCCTCAATGGCCGGGCTGATGTCCTTGTAGCCCTGGCCCATCTCAACGAGCGGCAGGATAGTGCCGATCTCAGACAGCTCCTTGCGCAGAAGCTCAATCCTCCACCGGTCATAGGCCACCCGCGTCAGCGGCATCCTGCCGGCAATATCCGCCAGTTCGGCCGCTACCCAGGCGTAGTCGATCGCCGGCCCCGGCACCGCCTGGATCAACCCGCCGCGCACCCATGCATCGTAGGGAGCCCGATCCCGCAGCGTCCGCTCCGCGACCGAAGCCGCCGGCGTCCATGCCCGCGGCATCAGATGCACGATGCCCTCGTCATCCTCGACGGCAAATACGGCCGCCGTCAGATCCAGCCGCGCCGACAGATCGATGCCGCCGAACACCTGCCGGTTCAGGTCGGTGAATAAGCTCTCGTCAATCTCCGCATCGCCGCGTGCCCACACTTCCGGCGTTACGAACTGATCCCGCATATCGGCGGCAATCCGCTGATTCAGCCGCAGATTCCGAAAGGCGCTCTCGAAGCTCGGCATCCGCTTTGCCCGCGCCGCCTCGTCAAACAGCACCGTCTCGTCAAGAAAGATCCCGGCCGCCGGATTGCATGCCCGGATCGTTGCCTCGTCGAACGGATCGGCATCCATCGGCGCCGACGTCAGATGCACCAGAACATTGGGGTCCGTTCCGGTCAGCCCGTCATCAATGATCTGGCTGAGCGGGTGCTCAGCATCCGCCGCCTGTGTCGAGATGATGATCCCCAGCGAACGGGCGCGCTTGCCCTGCGCCGTCGTCAGGTTGTCGAGCAGCCGCCTGTCGGCTGTCTGTGCGAGCTCGTCGAAGCACCAGAAGCTCGGAGCCAATCCGTGCCCCCGGCGCGAATCCGATGATAGCGCCTCGTAAATAGAACCCTCACCGTCGCCCTTTTTCACTTCAATGATTTTGTGCCAGCGGCGGATATTTGTCCGTATGGCGAACTCCGGCACCGCCTCGATGATGGCCCCCATCTCATCAAAGATGATGGCGGCCTGCTGCCTGTTGATGGCAGCCGAGTAGCACGCTCCTCGCGGCTCAGCCTCCGGCCCGAGCAGATGGCAGAGCGTCAATCCAGCCAGCAACCCCGTTTTGCCATTGCCCCGCGGCTCCGAAAACACCGCTATGCGAGGCTCGAAAACCCCATAAACATCATCGATAAACTGCCGCTGATTGGCAAGCAATCGCATCGAACTGCCAACTAATCGGCCTTTTGTAATAGGAAGGAATTCCAGAAACCTAATAACCCGCTGAGAGCGAGATAGTCCACTCGCCAGCCATGGAAGCTTACGGTTGACGCGTGATAATGCAACTTCGCGATTATACTTCTTAACCGCACCCGGACCGTGAGCACCCATGTTTTATACTATGATCTATCCGATTTTTCAAC